GCAAACACAGGGGAGTTCAATGTGCTATATCCTACACGTAGGAGAATGGCCACAATCCTAAAAAGAATAATCAGGAATGATGTTGTGGATGGTGAGGGTACACTTGTAGAAAGTATCCGTATCAATGCCAAGATAACAGGCTTCCAAAAACTAGAGATACAAATAGTAGCAATGTACTACTTTATATTTCTAAACAATGGTGCGTTTCTTTGGAATGGTGGAGTGATCACCCCTCGGGACTTTGTTGCACAATTTACGGATGAGCTAAACGCTGCAGGTATCACAGCAGAAATTTATAGACAGTACACTGAATGGTTAACTAAAAAGTATCCATTGGTAGAGGCTGTTGAGGTGCTTGAGAAACAGCAGAAAATTGTCTACACATTTGAGGCAGTTGACCCGCCTCCAGGATTTACCCCTGGGTTCCCATTAGATGTCTAACTCTTTTTTCATAGACAAGATATTGAAAACATAAACGAGTGGTAGGACACCTATCTTATCACTCTTTGTTATATCCCCATTAGTCAATCCGTAGATGGTTTGCTCCCATGACCACTTAACTTGAGTTTGCTCTTTTTCAATTTCTTTGATTTCTTCAGGGTCCATGTTAGCTTTCTCTTCATCAGTGAGTGGAGTATCTAGATCACCGGTGAATAAGTTTTCATAGGTCTTAAGAAAGTTATCCCTGAACTTCAGAAACTCATGTATTATTCCATAGACATCTGTAATAGGTAGGTCATGAAATTTCTCAGCTCTAATGTTGCAGTCAAAGTCATAGGGCTCCATGATTTCATCACCCCATTCATTGAGTTTAGTTTGCCTGTACAGGATAGCACATACTTTGTCAAGATTTGTGATGTAGTTATTGCTAAAGAAATAGTCAAGGTCAATGTACTCATATAAGGTTAGCTTACTGAGTGGCTTAAGAGTCAACCCTAACAGCTCATGCTTGTATCTTTTGGATGGCTCAGAGGTACACCATCTAGACTCGTTAACAAGTTCTGCCATCTCATCCACGTCAAGGTCCTCAATGACATCAATAGGCTCATCCGATAAAATAGAAAGAGCCTCACTGTTGTAGTGGTAGGCTCCCTGTTCTCTATCTATCTGACTAAACTCAATGAACTGCTAAAGCGTTACTTGGCTCCACTGTTTCGGTAGCTTGATCATTAGCTTGTTGTCCTATTTTTTGTGCAATAAACATCATGTATGGAATGGAGATAGCTGCATTCAATTTACGAATGAGCTTTGCTTTCTGCTTGATGTGTGCATCGGTGTAGTGTTCAGTGGGTGTAAGGTCCTCACGTTTGAACATGATTGCCAACATCTCAGAGATATATCCTTTCTCTTTTCTTAGTGCTACTTTCTCAATGAGTTTAGTATCACGTACAGTTAACTTCATTTGTGCCTTGTAGATGTACCCCTCAATCTCTAGCTCTTCTACTACCGGGTACTCTTTGCGTTCTGCTGAGTTAAATTCTTTGACCATCCCTACAAAATCTGCAACATCATAGTCCCAAAACTCAGACTCAGGGATGCCAAGGTAAGCAAACACCTGGAGGTGCTTATCAATGGGGTCAAGTTCCTGATTATTATTAATATCAGTGATTGCCTCGAATTGCTCAATGGTTAGCTCTTCAAGTTGGTTGGGAATTTCCTTGTTTAAGATAGTTATCATGTTATAATTTTTGAACAAATATACGTTTTTTTTAATATAGGTAGATGGCTAAAAAAGATATCCCTACTTACAAAATAACTATTGACCCTGAATACGCTGAAAACGGACAGGACCTAGGCATTGAACAGATAGCATTCACATCTAATCCTGCCATTAAGGTCAAAGGGATGGCATTCAATTCTCAAGCTAAGGCTTTATTCTTTACGGATGAGCTCAAATATAGAGTAACTGCACCTGCTTTAATACCTATGGAGATCTATCGCTTTGATGAGGATACAGATGAGGAGTACAATGTCAAGTTTACTAAGGAAGAGATTGAGAAAATTCATGGTAAATTCATGCAGCAGATGGTCAACCGAGACCTATTTAACCTGGAGCATGACCAATCTCAGACAGTTCCTGCCTATGTACTTGAGGCATGGATAGTAGACAACCCAAAAAAGGATAAGGCTTACTCATCATTTGGCATTGAAGTGCCTGAGGGTACGCTAATGGTAACAGCTCAGGTAACTGACAAAGAGTACTATGCTGAGCTTGTAGCACAGGAGCAGATAGGTTTCTCTATTGAGGGATACTTAGGCATGAAATTAAACGAGCAAAAACAATCCCAAAATAAAACACAAATGAATGAGTTAATGTTGCCAGATGGCGAGCACATCATCAACGAAAAAATATACATCGTAAAAGATGGTAAAGTAGTTGAAGTAAAAGATGTTGAAAAAGTAGAGGCTTCCGAGGAAGTAGCTCTAGAAGACACTGTAGTTGAAGAGGAAGTAACAGCAGAAGTTCCTGCAGAAGAGACAACCATGGCAATAGATCCTGCAGTAGATGCAGAGGCTATCCTTGCTATTGTTAAGCCTGTAATGGATGAGCAATTAAATGCTTTGCTTGCTATGATTGCTGAAATCAAAAATCAATTAGAGGAAGTTCTATCTGTAGAGGTAGAGGATGAGGAGTTGAGTGAGGCTGTGACTTTAAGTGCACATCAAAGACTAAGTAACTTTGTAAAATTTAATAATAAATAAAATGCGTAAATTAAGATTTGATTTAAACATCCTGCCAAGTGCAGAATTAACCCCTAACGCTGAGGCATTCTATGCTCAAGCATATTTAGGAAGCACTGAGATTGCTGATAACTTCCGTACACTTCCAGGTATCAAGTACAAGACTAAGATTGGTACTGTTACTTTTGGTACAGGATTATTGGCTGCTAGCCCATGTAACTTCCCTAACGTTAACTCAGATGACTTAAGCTCACATGAAGTAGACGTATGTGCTCTATCGGCAATGAGTCAGGTGTGTCAGTTTTCACTAGAGCAATCATTTGTATCTTTACAGATGGCAGCAGGTTCTAACGGTGACTTCTCAGTAGCTAATTTCTTTAACTACTACTGGTCTGAAATGGCAAATGCTGTGAACGGACAAATTGAAGCTCTACGATGGAGAGGTGATATCTTATCTCCTAACCCACAACTTGCTTTGTGTGATGGTTATGAGAAACAATTAGCTGCTTCAGAATTAGCAGGTGATGTTATCAATGGTGGTGGTGGTTCTATCACTACATTCTCAGGTGCAACTGGATTAGGTGCTAAATTAGAGGCTGCTTTTGCTTTAGTTCCTGCAGCTATTGCATCACGTACAGCTGACCTACGTATCTACATGCCTACTCAATTAGTAAACATCTACCGTTTAGGCGTAGCTTCAGGTAACACTCAAGCTTACATCACTCAAGATTTGAACTTGACTTACTTAGGTATCAAGATTGTTCTTTGTCCAGGAATGTCTAACAACAAATTTGTTATCACATTGAAAGACAATTTAATCTTTGCTTTTGATGGTGAGGGAGACCCATCTGACCTACGTGCAGTGAACTTATCTGACACTGTTGCTGAGCCTGTAATCAGAACTCGTGCTAACATGAAAGTTGGATTTAGCTTTGTTAATCCTACAGACATAGTTTACTACGCATAATTTTTAATCATGAGCCCTCTACCAAGGGGGCTCTTTAATACTTTTACACAATGGCTACATGTCAATCTCTTGAGACAATCGTAAAACCATGTTTAAACAACATTGGTGGTATCTATGGTGTTTGGATTAATACACAGGATGAGATAGCTTCTATCACTCCTGCTGACCCATCTACAGTAACTGGTGCAAATGCCTGGCAAATTACAGGTATCACCTTAATACCGAGTGGTGATTTATTCCAACCATTTTGGGTACGTAGAAACACATCAAACTATACAGAGGATAGCACTATTGACCTAGTTAATGGTAGCTCTTTTGTAACTCAAACTATCAATTTAGTATTCCACAGAAGAGATGCTGATAAGTCTAGAGCAATTAAAATCCTAGGAACAGGACAGCAATTCTTAGTAGCTATCATCTTA